TATGGTATTCGCTGGGACTACTCGCAGCTGAAGACGGTCAGTGCCGTCTCCGTCGAAATAGTGGGTGTATGTATTGTTTTCGAACGTCGATAAGTTCGATGCGGTCGGGAACCCGCAGTACGAGGAGCCGATTCGGTCAAATCTCAGAATCAGCGTGTCCAGCAGCGTATCTTCGGACGTGCCCGTCAGCGCCCGGATGTAGCCTCTCATCTGTGCTGCGGTCGCTATCGCCATCTGATTGCCCTTGCTGCTTCTCCATCCTTTGGTTTGCTCGTAAGATGCCCCGATGTGCGGCAGGACGGAGGAGACCACCACACACGGGGCGAAAAGCGCCCACCTCGTTCATGACCGAATCAATGTTGTCAAGCGGAGAACGGTCGAGGCGGGCGCTAAACAGAATCAGCTCACGATCTGCTTGAAGCTGAATGCCCATTCACCCGTCACGGTATATCCGCTGTTGGTTTTGGCGCATTCCACATACATCACATCACCCTGGCTCAGCTCCAGCGAAGCGCCGGAAGAAGCAGGAATGGCAAACGCAACCGTAGTTCCGGCAACGAGGTCACCAGTTCCACCGTCTGCCGAAGGCTTCACGATCTGAGAGGTCACCATAGCGGTGCTGCCCTGCTTCACGTTCAGCGTAGCCAGGTTGGAAGTCCCTGACGTGGAGACGGCAGCGTTCGGGGTGAAATAGGCAGCATCGAGCTTCCATTCACCGGCGTGCGGCATAGCGATGTAGTGGTCTTCATCCGTGTTCGCAGTCGCCTGACTGAGACGCACATTCAAGACGCAATTGTTTTGGATACTCATAGTGGGTGTCTCCTATCAGGTGCCCATATTGTACGCCCAGTGGACGTCCTTGGTGGTGGATGCCCCGAGAGGCTTGAACTGTCCGCGCCAGGTGCAGACCACGTGGGTGATGCCCCGCGTAGCGTCCCGCTGAAGCTCGACTCTGCGACCACGACGGGTGTACATCTTGAAGCGCGAGGCATTCAGAAGAAGCACACCAGACTTGGTGGTGGTCGTGTTATCGAAGTTGCCGGAAGCATTGAGGTCGGCAGTGACGAAGTCACTCAGCACGATACGAGCTCCACCGAGACGGCCAATCTCACCAGCCATCACCGAGGCTCCGGGTCCGTACTTCTCCATAGTGGCGACTTGCTCAAGCCCCGCTACGTTAGCGAAGTACGCCTCGGGAGACATCAGGGCGATAAGCTCGCCTTCAGTTCCACCAAGACCACGGGGTGCTGCCAAGCTGCCAACATCGGTCAGGAATGTGGCGTAGCTGAAAGTGCTCCGGTCAGCCTTATTGCTGACATCGTTAGCGCGGGCACGAAGTCCAATCCAGGCCTTTCGGTGGTCAATAGACCCGCCTGAGGAAGATCCCCAAAGGCCGCGAGCATCCCAGGATGCGTAGCTATCAGCAGGGCTTCCAGCTGTGTCACCGTTGATGATGCAGTCATCGATACCGTAGGACAAGGCACGGACAGCCTCATCACGAAGCATGGGAAGCATGTCGAAGATGGCATCTTCGCTTGCATCGTCATCGACTACGACACGAACAGCAAGTCCCTTGGGTGCGATGGTGCGCTCAGCAGTAGTCAGGCTGGATGGCTCAAACTGAGCAGGATTGTCCGATGTGACCGTACCCTTCAGATATGGGCGAAGGCCAGCAGAGACGATGGGCAGAGTCTGAGAGTTGCTGCTGACAGCGATCTCTTGGAATAGACCCATCACGTCGGCACGCACTACGACTTCGCGCTCCAAGGTCGGAAGCACTGGGGCAGGAATGAACTCGCCACCGCTACCGCTCTGAGAGTCGAAGGCACGCTGAACATCATCAGGGGCCTGACGCATAAGGTGCCGCAACCGAGCAGCTGCCTTCTGAGGTACCCGTCCACCCATAGCGGTCTGAATCAGGTTGAAGTCTTCACACGCTTTCTGGAACTCGCCTTGCCACTCATTGCGAGTGTCGTCATCGAGCAAGCCTGGAAGATATACGCCTTCGGCATTCTCCTTGCCAGTCCAGCGAATACCGCGCTCGGTAATATACCGGCCAAGCTCGCCATCATGCTTCGAAGGTTGGGCCATGGCCTTGCGTGCTTCGACGAGAGATTGCTGAGCAGCTTTCAGATCTGCTGCCATGCGCTCTACATCTCCGCGCAGTTTGCCATTGTCATCGCGAAGCTCACGGGCTGCACGATGGACCTCAGTGAGAACCCGCTTCGCCTGCTCTGGCGTCGACAGGTCGGGAGTGTCCTTGATGGTGTCCATAGTGTCTCCTGTGTTTGACTACGGATGGGTGGTGGCCTACTGGCCGAAGATAGATGTCAATGGGTGCTTTCCGAACACATTGAGCATTGCTTTCGATTCGTCAGGCTCATCTTGTGATTCTTCCTCATCTACGACAGATGCTTCGTCCATACGCTTAGCATAAGTGACGACAAATGTGTCATCATTCTCTTCGATAGCAACGATGTGCTTCGTTTCGATGTCCGATAACGCGCGTATTGCCAAAGCACCAGCGTGCGCGGGAATAGGCACCGCGCTGATCTCCAGCAGTTCGGGGCTCCGGTATACGTTTCCAGACTCTCCGTGATACGGATCTTCAGGGGGCAAAGTAGATCTCGCCACCACCTCGCCAGGAGCAAAGCCCACGCTGACAGCGTTCATGAACCCGCGTCTGAACTGAGAGGCTACGGTCTGGCCGAGAGGATTCTCAGGGCTGTCATCCCATTCGATTGCAGCGATAAGCGTACCGTTCAAGACCTCCAGGCTGACCACCTTGCCAACCGGGGGCTGGGTGTAATCGTGAGCGAACGGGACTACCGGATTGGACATGAATCGTTCCAGCCTCCAGTCAGGTTGAACGATATCGTTATATCGGTCAGGAGTCGGTGCCGACGCGACTACATAGGTGAGATCCCCATCCGACATCTTCTCGTCTTCATCATCCATCTCACCGTAAGCCTTTATCGGCGCGTACAACTTTCTGACGATCCCGTCAGCCACCTCTTCTGGCGTGATTTCGACCGATAGACCTTTGGATTCATCTGCAGCATTCATTTGTTTCACCAACTTGTTTGACCAGGCAACACCAGGGTCGCCACACCATAACGCCCAAGCCACCCGACCGGGTGACGGGTATCCCTTCTCACCAGGGCGAAAGCCTTCACCCTCTTTGTCCGCTTCGTGTCTCGCCAGCCATGCTCTCATCTTCTTCGCTTTGGCCGGTGTGATGTTCTCGCCCCGAGCCAAGCGCCGAGCCCAGCGTACCGTAGCAGGCACCAGACCGTCTCCACTCAGTCCTTCTTCGTGCCATTCGATGCCCTTCTTAGCTTCAGCGATACAGCCTTTCGGTGGGCTGAAGTCGATATCATCGTATGGCCCGCGTATGACCATCAGAAGTCTCTCGGCTCTTTCGCTTCTCGGAACGGTTCACGTCGGCTCGACTCTTCATCTGCCGATTCTCGGTCGATGAATGGGATCAGATTGCAACGGCAATTTACATCGAATGAGGCACTACCAGAAGCGGCTGGCTGCTGGATATCCCCGCCGACATCAGAGGTGAAGTATTCCTCCGAGTCTACAACCATTCCATCCATAGCAGCGTGCGAGTCCCGCACCAGATCGTCTCCTGCTGTATCCCACATCTTGTAGACGGTGATGCCTATGTCTCTTGCTTCCGACATGGCCGAGAGCGAGGCAGCATTGGTCAGCCTGGTCGCTTCCGTTCTTGCTATACGCTGGGCTCTGACTCGGTTGAAAACATTTCCAGGGTCGTCTGCTATTGCTTTCGCAATCGTATCGATGGACATACCAGCATCCAGCCCTGCTTGAATCTCGGCCTGAACCGCCCTCATGGTTGTGCTTTGCAGCATCTCCGTCATTCTACTCGCCTCGGCGAATATCATTTCATCTCGACGTATCGGATTCCAAGATAGATCTCTTGCTTTCCGGCCAATCTGCCGAACCGTAGTTCGATACGCAAGGTCACCGACCGAGCTGATCAGTGGGATGACCGAGTTGCGCATGATCAGCACTTCTTCCATCATGTCCAAAATGTCTTCGATATCTTTACCCGTCAAGCCTTCAGCCTTGATGACAAGCCCGTCCTGACCAGACCTCTTACGCCCGGCAGCGCGGAGTCGCTTTACGATTCTACGCTTTTGACTTTGCAGCACCTGCATCATCCTCGACCGGATGGCTCGCTCAGCAGGACCGTGCAGGCGAGTGATGTAAGACCTCCAAACCTGTAGTCGCTCCTCTCGGGATTCTGGCACTGGGTACGAGTCCAGATTCAGGTCTGAGTCATAGAACCGATCGAAGATTTGCGAGCGGGTCAGGGTCTTGGGCTCCGCAAATAGGCTCCGCTCCTGAGCTTCCTGATCATCCTGAGCTTCAGGAACTCCAGTGGGCTCCACCTCTCCAAACCCATACTGCTCCACGTCAGGTATCTCTTCAAAGCCTTCAAGAGCAGCGGCGTCTTGTAGACCGATACCCATGTTCCACCACGTTTGGACACGCTGGACACGCTCCGTCCTCGACTCCTG